TGTTGCGTTGCACTATGAAAATCAAGGTCGTTATCAACGGGAATCCATTTTATTATGGAAGGGCAATATGTTCGTATGTCCCACTCCCAGGTGTTGATGATTTGACCACTTTGCGAGGTGGTGTCCGAGCAGATTTAGTAGGAGCTTCTCAGAAGCCTCATATCTACTTAGACCCAACTTGCTCTCAGGGAGGAGAACTAGAACTACCGTTCTTCACCCCGAGTAATGTTCTTGACATAACCACTTCAGAATGGCAAACTATGGGATATTTACAGTTCGCTTCTCTGAATGATCTCAAACACGCTAATGGTTCTACAGACCCTATTACCTTAGCTGTGTTTGCATGGGCGGAAAATGTCAGTATGGCAATACCGACCCAGACAGAGCCAACGACTTTGGTTGCACAATCATTCTTTAGTAAGATGAATACTTCAGATGAACGTGTTGGTATTATTTCCAAACCTATGTCAACGGTGGCCAAAGCCGCAGGTTTAGTCAAGAAATTACCGCCCCTTGCTCCGTTTGCCACGGCAACAGAGATTGGAGCGGGTGCAATCGCCACATTAGCATCCTTGTTTGGTTTTTCCAAGCCTTCCATGGATGTAAATGATGGTGTAATACCGGTCAGTAAGACTTCTCTCGCTGCATGCGATGGACCTGAGGTTATTACAAAATTGACCGTTGATTCCAAACAAGAAGTGTCCATAGATCCACGGATTGGTGGTATAGATGTGCCAGATGAGTTGCCCATCTTACACTACGCCACTCGGGAGACTTATTTGGAAACTTTTGACTGGGCAATGCCTGGTGGAGCTTCCGGTCCCGAGGACTTACTTTGGAATTGTGTTGTAGATCCTGGATTGCACAGGATATATAACAACGGGAGTGTCAATGAATTACACATGACAGCTGCCCATTTTGCGTGCTTACCATTCGAATTTTGGAAAGGAACTATACGCTTCCGTTTTCAAGTGGTGGCATCGCAATACCACAAAGGTCGTATTAAGATTGTGTATGATCCAGTTATGACGCCAGCATCTGGAGCATCTGAATATAACACAGCTTATACAACTATAATCGATATTTCCGAGGAAAAGGATTTTGTCGTTGATTGTGGTTGGGGTCAAAACACTCCTTGGCGCAGGCACTTTCGCGCTACCGAAGCAGAAGCAAATATGTTTGCCACAACGCCTCTTACATATGATTCTCGAACTGATACGGAGGGAAATGGAACCATTGCGGTTTATATCGTAAATGATCTCACCTCACCTGATTCAGTTGTAGATAATGACATTCAAATCAATGTATTTGTCTCTGCGCTTGATGATTTTGAAGTTGCAGCTCCCACTGCAATCGATCTTCGTTACCTTAGGGTTTTCCATCCCGAGGCTGACGATCAAGATTTAGATCCCCAGAGCACCTTCGAGTCGGCTCCGTACGGAGCACAGATCAAAGGGGACATGGGTGAGGAGAGTCCAACTGACGGCACCTTGAATAAAATTTATTTTGGTGAAGTTATTTGCTCTTTTCGGCAACTTCTGAAGCGTTACAACTTGCACGAAATCCTAATTCCCATCTCGGACTTCGACACGTTTGATCGCTTGAATTTTCAAACTTTCCAACGAACGGC